AGTCTGTTTGCTCAGCAGCTGACTGAAACGTTTCCAGCGTCGCACATGTGCGTAGCGGGTACTGGCAGGAATGCACACGATGACCACGTCCTCGAGGTCTGCCATCCTCAGGGCCTTGGCACATTCACGGACGGCCCACCTGGTATAGAGGTTACGGCCATCCTTGAATCCGAGGATCATTCGGCAGATATCCTGCTGCTCGAACGATGCCCTGCGCCAGTACCGGCGAGGCACGTAGTCATATAGTGCAAACTTCATCATGGCTGCAATACTCTGATTTTAAAGCCTGCACGTACCAGGCGAGGAAATACTGTGTCGGCATGCCCGATAACATTGACTGTCATCATATCCATGCCGTCCTGGCTCTGCTCCAGACTGCAACGTGCTGCCTTGGCAGCCAGCCTGGCGTCTTCGCCGTAGGCTATCAGGAATCCGTCCTGACAGTAGAAGTCCAGCTGATTTGAGGGCTTGAAGAGACTGAGCTGTATTGCTTTCATAACTCTTGAGTTTTATTGTTGTGTGAAAGAAAGAAGCCCAGAGTTACTGGGCTTCGGTGACTGAATTCTCGGTAGCGGTGGTGGCGGCTTTCTGCTTGGCAATGACAGCCTTGAGATGTCGCAGTGTCTCGTAAGCAATGGCGATGTTCTTCTCTTTCTTGAGGATGAAGAGGTAACTCAGGGTCTTACGGGCGGTCTTACAGTAGTGCTTCTTACAGCGACTGTTGGTAATTGATACTTCCCATACCAGGTTCTCTGATGCGTTGGACTTCACGAGCTGGGCAGTGATCTGCTGATTGACATTCTGATTTTTCATAATTCGTTTCTCCTATTATTTATTGGTTAGATATTTAAGTTCCTATGCGATTTTGTAGACTTCTACGAAGGTAACATCTATCATGCAATCCTGGGCGATGGCATCAGCCTTGCGGTGAGCTTCGGCTTCCGATGAAGCCTCTATCTCGAACTCCTGGTAGTTTCCGTCTTCCCCGTTGACTACAATGCTGTAGAGGGATGCTCTCCTGTGTCTGCTTACTGACTGAAGATTGAATTCCGATGTCTGAATGGTAGTTGTCATAATCATTTGTTTTTTGAGGTTTAACTTGAAGCCCGGAGGCTTTTGTAATTTTTACGTGCAATACAGAGCTGGGCAAAGGAAGTCCTGCAAAGGCAAGGAATTTCAAAGAAAATGTGTGGAATACCTTATTTCCTTGGAAATCAGGAAGGCTGCTGCACATTTTGTGTAGCAATAGGCCTTGGCCGGTACTTGCCGTAGGACGTTGCCGCTAAATTTGCAAAGGAAAAATACAATGCCCCCAGGGTGGAGAGTCCTCGGAAAACAGATATGACAACTGTTCAGACGGGCATGATTCAGTCAGCGAGCAGATGCCGGTGTGCATCTGGTACCAAACGATCGACGGGGAGAATACTGGAGTTGGAGAATGAGGAGACTGGGAACCGGCCACCCAAGGATGATGCAGCCCGGAGCACGATAGATACTACCTACGAAGATGTCATCCCATAGGAACGTCTAACCAAGTAATAAAGGGAGAAAGACCAGTACAAGAATGTCTGCAGACCACAGCCCGCAGAAGTCCAATGCTCCTGAGAACTGGGTTTGGGAGTGTCATAACAGGCGCGAAGCACTACAGACCGACCGTGTGTCCATGAGCTACCCCTGCATCCTATAAAAAGAAAGAGACCCGCGCCATCACGGCGAGAGTCTCCGACCATCTGTTCTAAATATTATGGAAACAAATTACAATTTCTAAGCAATGCCGCCACCTCCACCACCAGAAGAAGTCACCGTGCCGGTCTCGACGGCAATACACAACGTATCGAAAGCATCAGAACCGTCTGTTCTGCCCTCCAGCGGGTCTTCTTCTGTCTCGGGTTTCTTCTCGCCCGACTTGTCCTTCAGGTTGGTACCATTCACGGTCATGGCGGAGTCGATAGAGATGAGCAGGTCTTTGTTGTTCTCCTCGTTGAAAAGCACCTGGTACTTTGCCTGGCCAATGAACATGCGGTTGATGAGGGCATGTTTGACCGGGTGTTTCCAGGGGGAGCCTATATAGATTTCACGTACCACCCATCCGTGCTGCTGCAGACAATACTTGATGACGTTATGGAAGTCGTTCTTATCCACGGCAAAGTTATTTCCGACGAAAGTAGCGTCATAGCAGAACACCACCTCTTTGTGCCGATGGGGGCCATAGTAGGTACAGAAGTCATCCACCAGTTCCGGCAGACGGCGCTCGTATTTCGTGTAGAAGGACTTCAGGATGCGAAGCTTCAGATCCTTGCCCGGCTGACCAACGACCAGCCAGTTGATGTTGGCGTTGGCGTCGAAGGCGATATAAAGCGGCTCTTTCTTCTCAATGTCCGCATCCATACGGCAGTCCACGTGGCGCAGCTTATCCATATCGAAGTTGAGCGAGTCAATATACGTCTTATCGACGGCGGTATACAAGTTCCTGTCGCTCTTCGAGTTGTAGAAGGAGTCTTCCGAATGTTCCACCCTTCGGCACATGATTGTTGTACGGAAGGTTGCCGGAGGCATGTCACGATGGCATTGGCGGATGAAGTCCTCGCCCAGAATCTCCAGATTCTCGATGCTGGAGAACTCCTTATATAAATAGGTGTCGGACCTGAGCATATTGATGACCTTCGACAACCGCTTGAGCTGGAAACGCTCCTGGGCCGTCACCTCTTCGTGGCGCTCTATTTTATCGGCTATCTTGTTCCGAAGTTGATAGAAGGAAGCCAGCAGACCCTCGAGGACTTTCATGTTGGCATTGTCGCACTTTTCGCGGTCACTCAGGAACCACGAGCCTTTCTTGGTGGTGGGCATATCCGAGAACTTGGCGATGCCATGGTGGAAGTACAAGTGTCCGAAGACGTTGCCGTTGCCTCGGTTGGCAGGCATCGTCTCATCCTTGAACTGGGCAAAGTCTATGAACTTTGCTTCGTCAACCAGGACATAGTCGAACGACTGTGAGTTGGAGGTGCCCTTGCGGTCCTGAGAGATGACGGTAGCGTATGCGCCGGTATAGAAGGATAGCGTGTTTTCCCAATTCAATGGCTTGATGATGGGCTCCTTCCATCCCCAAGCCTTGGCAGGTTTCTTTCCCCAGGTATAGTGGACACCCTCCACAAATCCCCATCGACGGAGATGCGTATCCCAGGAGGGAATGATGTTCGTCCACATACGCTTCGAGTTCGGACCTACCAAAGCAGTATTCGAGCCCGGCATCTGCTCGATGTTCCTACGTAGCAGGCAGGCAGCTATCAGACCCTTGCCGATGCCACGGCCTCCTACGACTGTCATGTCCTTGGTGTTCAATGCCAGGACATACGACTGTGCTCTATTCAGGTATTGCTGTTGTGTCTGCATGGGCTAATGCTTTTTGTTTCTCCGGTTCGTTGGCTATCTCTACGGCGTCTGCATCCTCCACAATACGCTCTTTCGATGTGCCGACGAATTCTGCGTAGAGCTTATCCATCACCTCAAAGGCGTTAGGAATAGGCTCGAATCCCATAGATGACACGTCGAAGGTAAAGACTATGTGCGGAACTTCTGACAGATGGTTGTCCCGCTCGTCGTTTTTGTCCAGCTGGTTGTATTTGCCGTACTGTTGTGCCAGTTTGGCAATAGCCGTAGGATCCTGCTGCCGTACAGCGATGGCGTAGCCCTCCATAATCATGTTGTTGAACCGCCAGCGGTGCCACTCCTTGGAGCACATCTGAAGGTTGCCTACGATGGTATGGAGAATCTCGATATCTTCGTAGGCCTTCCGACGGGACAGCGGCGTTCCGTCCTCGTTGAAGTAAGCCGACATGATATAGTCTATATACTCGCGGTCTTTCTTCAGCGGGTTCCTGAGCATGTAGTTATAGATATCCCGCAGTCTGATGATACGTTGTATCACCTGACTGCTCAGATGTTTCGCCTTCATCTGCTCTTCTGGCAGCATGAGGTTGTCGCTATATATATCTACGTCAAATCTCATTCGATGCTGATTTGTGCTGCCCTGAGCCACTCGTTGGCTTTCTCGATAGCCGTCGGAGAACCGACACTGGCCAGACGCAGCGTTTTCTCATGCAGGTCTTTAGACTGTTCCGCCAATACACGGCGGTACATCTTCCCTGCAGGATTGAACTCATTCGAGAACTCGGCAATCTGATCACCATTCAACCCCAATAGGCTCCCAATCTGTTGGGGCGTCAGCAGCAGTTTTGCCAGCTCCTCCGCTTTCTGTAATAATTCCTGTTCCATTCTTTACGTCTATTTCTACGGCACTATGCACGATGGTATCTTCCATCTGTGCCATCAGCTGCTGGTAAACGTCTTTATCCGTCAGGATAATCGTTGACTCAGCACGGTCGCCGTAAGTCTGATTCTGGGAGGTAACGACTGATACCTGCCATTTGCTGTTATGCACGAGCAGCACCTTGGAGTGGTTCTGCCCGAGAAATACATGATCGAAAGCTCCGGTCATCAGCTGCTCCAGCTGGAGAGTCTTGCGTGCTGCCCGCTGATCGAGCAGCAGCAAGGCCTTCTCTATCTTCTCTTTGTCGCGTAGCCGAACCATACCATTCAGGAACGGCTCGCTGGTAGAATAGCTGCTGACGAAGACGGTAGCCCGCCCCGTCTGGTTCAGTATCCAGTGGAGCAGGCCCAGTGTATGCAGCC